GAGACGAAGCAAAAGAGTATTTCAAGACTCCAAACGTCGTGCCTTACTTGTATGCTGAAGCAAGTGATGAGAAAATTGATTTAGCGTTCAATAAATCTAAGGCCGACGATCGTAAAGATTGGTTGAAGACTTATGACCGTTCAGATATTATTCCGGATTCCAAGAGTTTGAAGTATGAAGACTTTGTAGATAAAGACTTGATCCATTTCTCAAACTATAACTTGGAACGATCCATTCCAAACATCATGGACGGATTGAAAACATCACAACGCAAAATCTTGTATTCGGCATTCAAGCGAAACTTGAAATCTGAAATCCGTGTGGCGCAATTCGCAGGATACGTCTCAGAACATTCAGGGTACCATCATGGCGAAGCTTCTCTTAACGATGCGATCGTAGGAATGGCACAGGACTTTGTAGGTTCAAATAACTTGCCGTGGTTCGTTCCACAAGGACAGTTTGGAACTCGGTTACAAGGAGGTAAAGATTCTGCTTCGCCAAGATACATCCATACTTACTTACAACCTCACGTCCAGCACTTGGTTCCACATGAAGACTTTGATGTCTTGAACTATCGCGACGATGATGGTTTGCCTGTAGAACCTGATTGGTATGCACCGATACTACCTATGCTTTTAGTGAACGGAAGCAGAGGTATCGGGACCGGATACTCGACCTTCATTCCGCAATTTGATCCTTCTGAACTGAAGGAAGCAATCCAGGAATGGTTGAAAACAGGCAAGGGATTGGAACGAGAATTCACGCCTTATTACTCGAAATTCAAAGGCATGATCACGAAAGTATCAGCTCAAGATTACGAGGTGAAAGGACTTTACAAAAAGGAAGGCGATACAGTTACAATCACTGAATTGCCTGTAGAAACATGGACGATGGACTTCCGTGAAAAGCTTGACAAAATGTTGACGGACGGAGTCATTAAAGATTATACGGACACGTCAACAGATACAGATGTATTAGTGAAAGTCAAACTTGGATCTGCAGGGTTATCTCCAGTAGAGAAGTTGTTGGTCGACAAAATCAAGTTGACAAATATGCACGCATTCAACCACGAATGTGTGATCCATAAATACGAATCAGTATACGAAATACTTGCAGAATACGTGGACGTGAGACTGGACTTGTACCGTCAGCGCATAGAGTATATTCTCAATGAGCTGAAAAGCAAATTACCGTACCACGAAAACGTAGTTAGATTCATAAGACAACAATGCGAAGATAAACCAAGACCGGAATTACGTAAGAAATCTCCAGAAGATTGTGACAAGTTACTTGAAAAAGAAAAGTTCGCAAAAATCAAAGATTCATACGATTACTTGTTGAATTTACCTATTGCCTCGTTGACATTGAAACACGCACAGAAACACGAAAAAGATCTGGAAGACTTGAAATCTCAAATTGCCGATTTGGAAACAAAGACGCCAAAAGATGTATGGTTAGATGATTTGAAGAAACTTAAATTGTAATGTAAAATTTAAAAAAAATAAAAACAATTAATGTTTTTTGATTACAAGGTTGAGATTTTAGTTACGTAACAATCATAACCATCTCCACCACCTTGATTATATGAAGTCATCTGAAAAAGTCCATCAGTAGTAATACCTACATCTGTATTATATCCCCATAAATTGGTTTTACTAGAATAATATATGCTATTATACTTCCATACAAAAATCATTGCTCCACGATCACGACCAACATAAGCATTTGCTTGAACCATATAAATTCCACCTGGGTAAGGATCACTTGATATATTTGCAATCGTATAAGTATCATTTTTCGTAAAAATATTTTTATAAACACTCCATCCTACATTAGAAGCTGATACTCTACCACCTATAGTTACATTATCATACATTTGTATACTGCGTTGTCCTCCTGCACTTCTATTTCCAAGAATCATCAGAGCATGGTAACTTGATGTATCATTTGAAATTTCCGAACAATTTGAACTGATATTGTATGCTACATTCTGGAAATTGTTTGTTAAGAACACACCTCCTATATTACTAATAGATCCGCCTGTAGTTATATTACCATTATTATCGATAGTTACAATACTAGTTGTCCCATCTGTTTTTTTGAAATCGTACCCATATCCTGTTCCGAACACTGTTGAATGTGTTGGGTCGGTAGAAAATACGGTTTTTCCATTTTGTGACATTTGAAACACGTTTCCTGTCATTCCCACTGTTGTGCTAACAGTATAAGTTCCGGTAATACCTTTACACTGATCTTTTGGAATAAGTAAAATAAATACACCCGAACCACCACTACCTGCTGTTTGTGTAAACCCGGCTATATTGTAACCTATCAGATTTCCATAAGGACCTCCTCCTCCACTACCTGTACCATTTACTCCATTTGTTGCAGGTATATAATTAGGAAGACCACTATAATTACGAGCTCCATTACCACCTATTCCACTACCTCCTAATCCAGATCCATTATAACCGCAACCTCCACCTCCACCTCCATACCATTTATTTGTAACATAATACTGAAGACCATTTCCTCCATTTCCTCCGTTATATCCATATGTTTCTGATCCATTACTACCGTTTGACATAATACCACCACCTCCTGCAGATTCTAAATATAATCCATTAGTACTATCAATTGGAGAATAAGAACCTCCATTGTAACCTTGTGTGCCTTCTGCGCCATAAGAAAGGAATCTTCCATTAACTGTATCATCATTAAAAAGTGACCCAGCGCCTCCACCACAACCTCCTGCACTTGGAGGACCTGGTATAAATGAACCAGATACAACTGTTGGTCCACCACCTTTACCTCCACCGTAAGCAGTGACAGTTGTTATTCCGGAACCTGAAAAAATAGTATCTCCTCCGTTTGTAGAATTTATGTTGTTAGGTAAATTACCACCAGTTCCTCCTGAACCTATAGTGATATTGTAAACGCCTTTACTTAAAGTAAGTAGTCCGCTGTTGTATTGAGACGCAAGTATAGTCCCGGTCAATCCAGGATCATTTGTTTGTAAACCACCTGCTCCACCACCACCTGCTTGGGCCCCAGCACCTCCACCACCTACTGCGAAATACTTAACATTTGATACGCTTTGGTTTAATGTTATAACTGAAGACTGTGTGAACTCATAGTAAACGTAATCTATCGATTCTCCTGTATTCGTAGGTGGAACTGTTGAAGTAAATACCTGTTTATTATAACCTGTGTGTCCACCAAATGTTATATTACTTGGAGTAGTAATTGTATATTTTGAATTATCATATTGAGTAAGAGAATCATAATATGTTTCTCTAGTGTTTGGGTTATAGTATACTAATGGACTTGCAGATTGAATTGGCGAATTTATTTTAGCTGAAATTTGTATAGGATTATTACTAGCTACAAAACTCACAAGTAAATTGGCCCAATTAATTGAATCCAAATTCGGCCATGCTGTAGAGTCTGCTATAAACGTATAATTATTATAAACTGAATCTGTGTTTGCTTTACTTCCAACTTGAACGCCGTTGACTTCATACATTACACCTGTTTTTCCTAAAGTTATCGTAAATGTATCACCAATATTAAAAGGAGTTGTCACAGTATCATAACCTGTTATACTATAATAAGCTAAAGGTGTGCTATTTGTTATATCTGTATTATTAGTAAATTTAATATAAAATGGATGTCCGCTTATACCTATTTGGGTATTACAAGGACCTTGCATTGTATATGAGGTAACTCTTGAATTATTTGGTGGAACAATTCTGATAGAAGCTGTAAATGAAAACGATACTTTGATAAGATTTAATTCATCAAATTGTAGAGGGTTCGAATATAAATAACTGACTGAACTACCTGAAGGAGCACTTAGACCTAAAACTGTAGTTGCAAAACCATATAAATTGTTACCAATAGGACTTATCACATTAGGAGTATACGTGATATTAACAGGGTCACTTGCGTTTCTTGAAACTACATCTAGTATTGATGATCCACCTATAAGTATGTTATTAACAATAATGTTGCCTAGATTACCTCCCCAACTATATCCCCATAAATCTAAATTATAAGTAAACGCAGAATCTTCAGAAGGAGAATGAAGTGCACTAGCTACACTAATACCGTTAACAATATACTGTATTTTACTGTTAGTCAAGTTTATCGTAAATATGTCCGTACTCATATTAAAAGGTGTCCAATCTCCCACATACGCATTTGTAGGATCAGTCAAGTTCTGAGAAAACGCAAAGAATCTGTATTTTCTTGTATAATTTCCAGGTCCGTTTGTTACACTGTTGAACTGTAAGTAATACCCGTTATTGTTTACTACGTTTGTGAACCCAACCAATATGTAATTATTTAATGCTCCTCCTTCCATGTAAGGAACTTTGAACGAAAGATTTATTTGGCCGTTTTTCGCAGTATATGTTTCTAAAGATTGAACTCTTTGACCGGTTCCTGTAGCAGGTGCATTGAACGTAACCGAGTTTCCTCCTGTAATTGTTGGAACTCCTACTACTGCTTGTAACGTATAAGATGAATACCCTCCACCGCCACCAGTTACTCCTGGTCCTGTAGGTCCTGTTGGACCAAGGTATCCTACTGCTAAATAAGGCAACATATACAGATTGATTTTTCCAACCGTAAACACACTCGTCCCCCAAGTACTTGCATTCATATAAATCTGGTAATTCTTGTCTGTATCTGAGTTTGTTATACTTGTAGTCGAACTGTTTACCAATACACCATCTACTAAAAAGTTTATGTTTGCCGCAGATACTACGATACTAAACACATTTGATGATGTAAAATTGAACCACGTTGTTCCTCCGTCTATAGAATACTGCGTTGAACTAATTAAGAAATTATGGGTATCTGAAGTGCTCTTTAATCCTACAACTAACCGATTCGTTGTGCCTCCAGGATCCACATACGGCATCTGGAAGTTCAGATGTATTTCGTCAAGAACTGCGTTGTAATGTTCTAGTGAAACAATTGTGTCTCCTTGTGTACTGAAATTAGCTATATTGCTATTAACTATTGTCGGTGTTCCTGAAGACACTTGTAAAGTATAAGTGTAATTTGAAGGACCTGTGTATCCCGTGGCTCCCGTAGACCCAGTAGCTCCTGTAGATCCAGTAGATCCTGTATTACCTGTATAACCCGTATAACCTGTATAACCTGTAGGTCCAAGGTATCCTACTACACTGTAAGGCAACAAGAACAGACGCATGTTTCCAATGGTATAATTTGAAGCAGATAGAAGATCGGACCAAGTATAACTATCAATGTTTAAGTAATAGTTTTTAGTGCTGTCTGTATTTGATTGAGAAGATCCAATCAAGTTTCCGTTAATGAGATATGATACGTTTGTATAAGATATGATTATTCCAAATACGTCTGTAGTATAAGAGAATGTGGTCCATGTACTTTTATCCAACGAGTATTCATTCACATGTGTGTTTTGGTTTTTTCTAAAATACATAACATGTATTCCTGTCAAATCTGAAGGATAAGTAGTATTGGCGCTATTTACAAACCCCACTGTAGCAACATCATTAACTAATCCTGTGACATTCAATTGTGTAAGGTTAAACGAGAAATGTAATTCGTTGAGATTTGAATTAAATGTTTCCAGTGATTTTACTAATTGATTTTTTGTAGTTAAGTTTACGGTAGCTGCGTTTACAATAGGCGATGGATCATTTGCAGTTTCCAGTGTGTATATAATGTTACTTTGTCCTTGAGGACCTGTAGAACCTGTAGTTCCTGTTGGACCTTGATGGCCTACCGCTAAATAAGAAATTAAAGTAAGGTTTATATTATTCACTGCTATAGCGCCAATGTTATGCCAACCGTATGCCCATATATCTAATTTATACTTAAAAGCTGTGTCTTCAGAAGATGAGTGAACTGAATTTTTTATATTTTCTCCGTTCAACAAGTATGAAATGCCAGTATAAGCTAAAATTATATTGAAGTTATTGTTCGATGTATCAAAAGCAGTCCACTCCCCAACGTAATCCGACGCAGAATCAGTCAAATTTGGAGAGAACGAGAAGAATCTGTATTTTCTTGTATAATTTCCAGGTGAGTCTGTAAAACTATGAAACTGTAAGTAATACCCGTTATTGTTTGTTACGTTCGTAAACCCAATAAGAAGGTAATTTTGGTCTGCTCCTCCTTCCATGTAAGGAATTGTAAATGTAAGGTTCATTCCTACAAAATTTGCACAATACGTTTCTAAAGACTGAACTCTCGGACCTACATCTTGAGGAGGATTGTTATCAAAAATAAGTGAGTTGTTGTAAATCGTTGGACTTCCTACCAATGTTGTTAACGTATAAGCATACCCAGCAGAACCTGTTACACCTGTAGCTCCAGTGGCTCCCGTGTATCCAGTGTATCCTGTAGCTCCAGTAGCACCTGTAGCTCCCTGGTATCCTACAGCTAAATAAGGCAACAACCCTAACTTAATTTTGTTAACGTACATTAAACTAAGATTAAGATTACCTGCGTCATAATACCAACCATTAAATGAAGCAATATAAAACTTGTATTGTGTAACATCGTCTGTATTGTCATATTGAAGTTGTTGTTGCCCGTTAACCAAGTAGGTTATCTTGCTTGCATTGATAGTTATTGTAAATAAATCCTGCGGACCTACAACTGTCGCCCCACTTTGACCGATAAGAGTTTTATAAGTTCCTTGTGCGCTAGGATCTACATTCAATATAAATACATGGGTACCACTTCCCTGACCGTTTCCTGCTCCCGAACCAGAATTACTACTTAATCCTACAAACAAGTAATCTAGATCTGCTATGTTATTATTAGGAAATGTCATTTGAAACGAAAAGTAAATTTCGTTTATAGCTGTATCGTATGTTTCCAAAGACTGTACTACTTGGTTCAAATCAAATATTGCAACTGTATCTGTTGTAGGTATACTCGCATATTGTCCGCTGTATGACCCTACAGCAGTAGGAGTCAATGTGTAAAGAAATCCTGCTTGACCGGTAGCACCTGTAACTCCAGTCGCTCCAGTGTATCCAGTATATCCGGTGTACCCTGTGGCACCAGTAACTCCCGTAGCACCAGTAACTCCCGTAGCACCAGTAACTCCTGTAGCTCCTGTAACTCCAGTGGCTCCAGTATATCCGGTGTACCCTGTGGCTCCGTAAGTCAGATACTGTAAATTAAGATTTGAAACGTACATTGGACCAGAATTTTGCCATGGATACCCGTATAAATCTAATTTGTAAACAGAATCTGTATCATTATTTGCGATTGTTTGTACTACACTTCCATTCACTAAGAAAGTTATGTTGCTAGTTGATATTACAATTGTGAATGTATCTTTTGAGTATGTTGATGACATTGGAACGTAATTTGACGAATCTAATGAATAAGAACGAGTATACACTGGAGGACCACTTGGATGTGTAGTGATACTGTTAAAGTAAAAGTAATGCGATTGTGAATTTCGGTTATAAAATCCAACTCTTGCATAATTGTATAAAGCTCCTCCTTCCATGTATGTCATTTGAAAACTCAAATATATCTGTCCCACGTATACGTCATATGACTCAATTGATTGAACTCCTTCTGGTACACCATAGTCTTCAGTTCCTAATACTACGGTATTCTGTGCGATGATTGCAGCGTTTCCTGTGCTTCCTTGTAAAGTAAATAAATAATTACCTGGTCCAGTGGCTCCCGTATAACCCGTATACCCTGTAGGTCCAGTATACCCAGTTGGACCAACTACAACAGATAAATTTGTCAAATTCAAACTTGATAATACAGTTCCCGTATAAGTGTAGCCTCTAATCCAAATATTGTATCTTGTTTTCCATTTATTGCCGTCATCCGCATCTTGGAATGTTGTAGTTAAATCATACTTTCCTGGATTGATCGCTGGACTCACTACAAAAGTCAAAATTCCGCTTTTGTAGTCAAAAACAAATGGATATTCTGGGACACTAGCTATTTTATAGAAGCTATTAGACGTAACAAGTCCACTGTTATCTGTTGGAACATTCGAGTAGATATAAGAACCAACATAAAAAATAGGAGCAAAACTTGGATGGTAATCTGGATTTACCCAATTTTGAATACCGCTATTCCACGCATATCCCGCTAATTGGCCGCTAAAATCTTGAGCGGTTCCTATATCGTGTACTGAAAACATCTTTACATAATTTTGAAGTGCAACGACAGAAGATACACCAGTTGATCCTATTCCCTGTTTAAGTATTTCGGTTTGTAACCATACATCTCCTGCTCCGACAATAGAAGTTGTTGGAGGTTCCAAATCATTTGTTTGGAAAATACTACTTGAATCGGTTTTTACGACATTATAGTTATACTTTTTGTTCAGATAATCAACTTCCCCTTGTCGTTGGAGGTCCAATGTTGCCATCCTTAAGTTGTATGTAATTTCACCATTAGTAACTAAATCACTTTATTATATTTAAATTAACTAGCTGCTCCGATAGTTATTGTTCTTGGATAAATAACTCCTGTAAATTGAATATTTACGTAAATACTACCGCTTCCAGAATTACCGTTGTAATAACCCGAAGCTGCGCTATCTGGTATCTTAAAGTAGTATTTATAGATAGTTACGCCATTAGTTGTAGTCGATCCACTAGCTGCATATTGGCAACCAAGAGGACTACTACTACTGTTAGGATAGTATGCGCTGGCCCATCCACTTGCATTACCTGCGTGATCCACCCAGTTAACGGTAATACTTGAGTCAGTAAATCCTGGAACTATACCAGTAGTATATCCTCCAAATGTTATAGAGAAATCTGTTACAGAACCTGTAGTATCAATTCGGAGTAAGAATTGCTTAGTTCCTGAACTAAAAGCAACACTTCCTGCCGGTTGTAAATAACTTCCTAAAGCTCCTCCTACGGTGTTATCAGCATAGTAAGGAACATCAGGATCTAGAGGATATAAGCATGGATCTAATGTATTTGATACTGTTGTAATATCAGCAGCTTGAATTTCTGTAGAAAGATTAGGTTTTGTTGCGTCCGAGACACTAGATTTTACAGACATACGAGTAACTCCACTAACCGATGATCTAGTGTAACTATAAATTGAACCGTTACTTGTAATAGTATTAGGAACCGAACCAGAGGCTAACCATGCAATAAGTTGGTTTTCACTACTATTAATTACATTTCGAGGAAATAAATTATAATAACCAGCTAAATGTGCTCCTAAAAAATTTACAATATCGTTAAGTTGTACTTCTGCAATAGATGTAAGAGTTATAGAAACTGCAGAATTGTTATAATAAGTTAAGTTTTGACCTACATTAGCTGTTGTAAATGTATTATAAGAACCTCCTCCATAATATACTAAATCTGAATATCTAAGTGGTGTAGCGCTACCTGTGAAGAATACAGCTTGGTTTGATGAATAATTTCCTGGATCGTATGTATTGTATATGTTATTAAATCCAAGTGTGTGTGCTGGAACAACAACTGTAGTACCGCTAGTATAATATTTATATCCACTATAAGTTACAGTTGTAGAAGTTCCTATTGCAATTGATCCTCCTGAACCTGTATTTCCTGTACTATATGTAACCATTGGGGGTCCCATAATATCTTGTGCTGCTATCTGTATATTTGGAATGAGCGCAACTTGTTGGAACCCGTCAACATTACCTGTTATACCTGTACCTCCTGCTGAAATTGTGCTAACAATGACTGCACCTGTATATCCGCCAGTAGTAACTCCGGAAGCAGAAAAAGAGATAGCATTACCACCAACCTTTATATCAAATCCACGTCCGGCTGCGTTGTCTATTATGCCTGTAGGACCACTTACAATATTTGTATATTTATTATGATAGGCTAAAGTGCTGCCTTGGTATAAATCAACCGCAATATCGTAAAGAGAACTATTGCCGAAAACTTTAAGAGTATCCAATGTAATATTACCAGTACCTTGATTGTAAGAAGCAGTACCTGTCACTCCTGAAATATAAGCAAAGTTTCCTACGTTCTTAACTAATTGGAGTGTTTGTGAACTACCTGTAGGACCTGTAGGACCTGGAGATCCATTTCCACTACCGAAGTTAGCAGTTGCAAGGGTTGTACCTGTGTATACGTAACCTCGAACGTAAATAGAGTATACGAGTGTATAATTTCCATCAAATGGGCTAGAATATTGTGTTAAATTGTAAGCACTAGGGTTTACTTGAGCTGGATCTCCTAAGAATGTTAAAATACCAGTTTTATAATCAAAAATAAATGGATTGTCATGTGTACTAGCCAATTTAAAATAAATTGTATTAGGGGGAACTGCATTATCAGTTGTTTTTATGTTGTGAGTTGATGGATTAACTGTAGGGAGGGCACTGTGTGGACCAACATAGAAATCAGGTGTAAATGAAGAATGGTACGAAGGGCTAATCCAATTTGTAACTGGACCGTTTGCCGGTTGCCAAGCGATAGCTCTTAAAGCTCCACCAGTGTCTTGAGATGTACCTACATCATGGACTGAATTATATTCTATAAATGAGTATGCGTATGATGAATCGTTATTGTTAGCAACTACAGCTGCGTGTTGAGCTACATTATTTTGTAAGGCAATAGATGTTCCTCCTGTTAATCCTGAAGTTTGAATCCAAACGTTTTCTTGACCGACAATACCCGATGTTGCTATCTTTTCGTTAGGTCCAGATAGTTCACCTCCTGCACCATCAGTTTTAACTACTGCATAAGTAGTTCGCTTCACTACGTAATCGAGTTCGTTCAAATCGATATTCGTGAAGGGTGGCAGTGACATTTTTTACAAAATAAAAACATTTAAAAAGTCTTTTTTTTAACTCAAACTCAACTAGAATTTGGAAAATACGATTTCGTTTCGTTTTATGGACCCCGTGAACGGAATATTTACTAAAATATACCCACCCCCTACGAGGTTTCTGTAAGTTGTAGAAACAGATATAGGCATTTGGATGTAGTATGTATTTCCACTACGAGCACTACCTTGACACCCTCCGCCGTTTGAAGGTAGATCTGAACTGTACCATCCGTATACTGCTGATGTATTTGTATCATACCATGCGACGTATATTGTATTTAATCCGGTTGCCGATGAGCCTATATTTATTGAAAATTCGGTAGTTGGAGACAAGACTTGTGCTTTTATTAACAGATATTTGGTTGATGCCGTAAACCCTCCTGCGATTTGAGGTAAATTATATCTTGAATTCAAAGAGGGAATCGGATCAGTTGCGTTGAACGTATCGTCAAAGTAACTATACAGAGGATCATACGAAGTCAAAGAATTGCTGTTGAAGGATGATATATCTGAAGGTGATGTTATTTGCGGATTCGTTGGATTTGAAGATGTAGATTTAATTGATTGGCGTGTTTGGGAAACGATAGTAACAACAGCATTTGGTGTAGTATTTAACGCTATAGTTGTTTCGTCGTATGTAGTGTATGGCACGTATCCTATATACGGAGCCAATTGTCCTGTATTTGAAGAAGGAAAAAAAGTAAGTACATTTTGTGTTCCAACTGCATTTATAATTGAAAGGGTTATAGGTCCTGTGTCCGTAATATTTAATGGAATTGCGTTTTTATTGTAGTAGTAAGTGTTGATGTTTCCAGATGACGCAGGAAAGTCTGTATAATTCGTTCCGTCGGTGGTATACTGTAACTGGTTGAAGGGAACTGTAGCATTTGTTCCGTTGTAAAATCTTAGACAAGTACTGAATGAAGACAACGAAGAAGCAAACAGGATATTGTAAATGTAACTTAGCTTAATTCCATGTAACGGAATAGTGACAGATGTACCTGGTCCCCAGTACTGAATTCCACTTATAGTGGTGATAGGACCAGTCAAACCTAAAGTCGGATACCTTGATACGTTAGGTGTATACGAAACCAAAGGATCGCTCTGTGTGATGTCTATGTGGATATAAGCAGTGTACCCGCTACCTGTTCCTGTTCCGCCTTTAGCGTAAGTGTTTACTGAAATGATTCCAGTGTACCCTCCGGCTTGAGGATTGGATAATTGAAACGAAGGGGTTATAGAGACAGAAGGGGAGGATGTTGAAGAACTGTATGTATATGTGTTCGCAGTAATAGTGTTGACGGGAAGATACGAATACGTTAAATCGTATCTTGTGGAGTTGCCGACAATAGTAGTATCGTACGTTATAGTAGTTGTGATTGGATTGTAAGAATAACCGCTTGTGAGACTATCCACATACGCTCCTATTCCGATATTTCTAACTAAATCGGTATTTTGCTGACTGCCTCCGCCTGAACTTTGCGAGCTTCCGTAAGGTCTCAAAAACAAGTTCAAATTATTTAGTAAAAAGGTTCCTTGGCGGTAATGAAATGTCTGGATATATAATTTATACACTAAGCTTGAATCTGGATTTGGATAAACTGTATTTTTAACAACGCCATCTATCAGATAATATATTCCTGCGTTGTTGACTTGTATGGCTAGAGTGGTAGTGAGCGGGTATACTGAAATATGGGTAAGACCTCCATCGCAAGAACATGTGATGTTTCCGGGATTTAAAACAACAACTGAAAAGTAATAAAAGCTTCCGGTTTGTACGTTTTGTATACCAACAAGCATAGTGATTTCATAAGGCGCGAACCCGTCGTTCACTTGAAACTTGAAAAAGAGTTCATCTAAGGATACATTGAAGTTTTCAATTGAAGAAACTACATCATTAAATGATCTTATTTCGATGTTATTGTAATTGTAGATGGATGGATTTCCACTTACGGTATTTAAAGTGAACTCATAAGCTACGGGACCAGGAGGACCTGTGACGCCGGTATGGCCTGTGGGACCCGTGGATCCAGTAATTCCCGGACCTGTAGCACCCGTAACACCAGTTGCACCCGTAACACCAGTCGCACCAGTAATTCCCGGACCTGTTTTTCCTGTAGCACCTGTAGATCCCGTAACACCTGTGGCACCCGTAACACCTGTGGCACCAGTAAGTCCTGGACCTGTAACACCAGTCGCACCGGTAGTTCCAGTATACCCAGTGTATCCCGTGGCACCTGTGGCTCCCGTGAACCCGATAATACCGTTTCCGGTGTTTCCGATGATACCTACAGGTGTATGTATGGCTCCACCAGCGTAAACGTTATCGATATTCACTAAATCGGCTTTTATAATGTATCCGCCGCTTCCATTGCTTACAACCTTTGGTGAAACGATAGTTTGTAAGAGAGTATTTAATTGCGACTCTGTAATTCCTGGGTTGTTTCCGGACATCCTTATACTATAAAACAGACAAACTCAATTTTAAACGCAGAGTTTTAAATAACTTATATGATGGAGGTGCCACATTATGAATTATCATTAGTTATAACTGCAAAAGTAGCTTTTATGTAATAAACATATGAATGATTATAATTGTTATATACATTAAAATAAAGGTTATTACTTGAGTCTATTTTCCAATCCCACTGATTATCATATTGTACTTCTGCACCTAAACTACTGTAACCGCCTGAACTATTATAAACTACCCAACGTCTGAATACACGATAACCGTTACTATTATTGTTTTCCCATGCCATTAATTCTACAAAACAAGGAAGATATGAAACAGTATAAAGACTTCCAGAACTATCCTGATGAGATCCTTTAGGAGAATACGTTCCAAAAATTTCGTCTTGGTATACATCGTTACCACTTGAATATGCACCTGTTAAATCTGATACATTTATTCTTTTTCTAGTAAAATTTGATTTATTTCCAGTTGGTTTAGAATAATAAAGATTAGAAACGCCAGACGTAGGGTTAATAAAATTAATATAAGTACCTGCGGTTATATAAGTTGACGATGCCATACTATTTCCATTTAGAGTAGTGGCTGCAGTTATACTACCTCCTGAACTTATATCTTGATCTGCTTTTATACCTCCTCTTGAATATACATAAGATCCGGTAAAACCAGTTGCATTTACGTAACCTCCTATATATGCATTTACATTTGCGCTAATAGAGCCAGTTGAAAGTATACTAGGACTTCTAATGGTACCAGGTATATCGAGGTATCCGTTTTGGTAAGATGCCGAATCGTCGTAGAATATTTCGTTGTTTGAAGTATTCAAAAACGCTATTTTTCCAGTTACCGATCCACCGATGCTAGGTATATTTCTTATTGGAGCCACGAAGAACCCAGTTGTCCCTGAATTCAGAGGATTACTGGTTGCGTTCAATATTATAGAACCAGGAGCTTGAGCGTTGTATCCTGCTTGGTAACCAATTGCTACAGAATAGTTTCCTTGCCCGGTATATCCTGATTGAGAACCAATGGCTATAGAGTAGTTTCCTTGGCCGGTATATCCTGCGTTTGAGCCAATGGCTATAGCATAGTCTCCTTGTAACGCGTTTCCGGAATTATATCCAATTGCTACTGACTGCATAACCGATCTACTAGTATTCTCGTTTGCGTGGGCTCCTATGTGGACGTTGCCTGAACCAATAACCCACGCACCTGTTCCAGAACTTCCAGCACTTGAATCCCAGTATGGATAATCTGAGAAATTTGTGCCGTCTGGAATTCCTGGTCTTCCCGTGTATCCCGTGTATCCCGTATACCCTGTGTATCCAGTATATCCAGTGTATCCAGTGTACCCAGTGTACCCTGTAGGTCCGTTCACAGATGGAAGTGTAGTTGTTACATACGAAATAGATGTTTTATCAGTCCATAAATCTATACTTAAATTTGTCGTAAATCCGGTTTGGATATTATCTAGTGGACGAGCCCAGAATTCAACAAATAAGTAGTCATTTGCAGGATCTGGAATGTTTAAAACATTAGGAAACGTAACTACAGGAGAAAACACGTTTTGTGAAGCATTGTCTAGTGTAGTTGTTGTTCCAGTAGCTACGACATTTGATACTTGTGTTCCAATATCTCCCGAAAAAGGATCATGAACGCCTACCTTAACATACAGTTTAACCGGAGAAGGGTAGTATGGAATTTTGTCAGTTTTATAGGAGTACGCGGTTACGTAAAATACCCATGGTCCGGGAGGTATAGTAGTCAATCCAGGGTATCCAGGCTTCGTTTGAAATCTTGCAATCATGACATCACTTTTACTGTTTGCTGGTAGCAGATAATTCGTCCAGTATCCATTTAAATTTGGATTTCCAGTCAAACCCGGATGGTTTGAATTATTTCCAGGCCCAGTTCCTCCAACGGGTATAATATCCATATAAAAAGGACCCGTCGCACCTGTCACGCCGTAATCAACACTGTAAACAGGAGTGTGACCAAAATTTACGCAATGAAAAAAGTAAGGCGTTCCGTTATAAGTCGTTCCTGCTGGACCTGTAGGACCAACATTGGCACATGCCGTCCTACTTTGTATACTGGCTAAATACTGACTTACGCTAGTAGACATATTTATATGAAACAAAGATTTTCATAAGTATTTACTAACAACAACAAATGTCGGGACAAGTTCCAACTTATCAAGAACTCTTATCTGATGCTTATGAGAATAACGCGTTAGCAAAGCTAGTTATAGATTCAGATTATGCCGATCGCGAACTGGAAACTTACGATCAAGACGACTACGAAGACAATGAAATTGAAGACACATCAGGATTTAACCAGTTCTCAGGAGATCGTAACAAACCAGACCAAGTGGTGATTCCTAAAGCAAAACTAGATACAGAAGGAGGGAAGTCTTCTTACGCTTACGACAAACAAATTCGGGTTTACGCTCTGAATATTGATGGACGTTTTCGAGGAAACGTTATTTCTTCCGTTACGACCACAAGTGGAAACAAATGTAACGTAAACGGAGCGGTATTGGTTGCTCCAGCTACTAATGAAAGTAATTTTTATTTCAGACTTTCAAGACAGTATAAGAACGTTTATTCTGTAAAAGTAACGTCTTTTGAATTTCCTAACTTATTTTATACGTTCACGAATACTAGAGGCAATACCTCATTTACCGTAACGTCCATCATTGATGAAAACACAGTTACGATGTATATAGCGGATGGAAACTACACTTTAGACGAACTACTTGTTGCTATTCAGAATGCAGTTACAGGGTACATTTCCGATCCAGTTACTGGACCTCGTAACGGTGGAGAACTGGCAATGCCCCTTATGTCAGGATTCGTTGCCTTTAAAAATCCAGTTACTGGGAAAGCTTGTTTTGCGTGTACTTCCTCTGGGTTTGTTATTGATTTTCCATCTACTACAGACAATCCTTACGGGAACGGAATAGGATACAATTTAGGAATTTACGGAAATCAAATAGCAGCGGATATATCAACGCCTGTTTCAAATCCTATAGTCACAACAAATAACAATACTATCACTACGACACAAACAATCACAACAAAGCAGTCTGGAATGCCTGATGTAACTAAAACAGTTACAACCGTAACTACCCAAGTCCAAACATCTGTGCCTTATACAACCTACAACAACTTGATTGTGGGAGATACGTATCCTGACGTAATTCAAGATTCGTATGTATACTTGAGTTTGAACGACTGGGGAATCATCAAACATCAGAACGCTGATGGGACTGAATTTACTGCCTTCATGAAAGTCCCTTTGACAGTACCTAAAGGGCAAATTCAGTTTGATACGAATGTCACAAACACAACAACAAAAGAGTTTGTTTTTTCTCAACCTACAAATCTTGAACTTCTTCAAATAAGTTTACTTGACGCATTTGGACTGAAACTCAACATGAACGGAGCGAACATTTCAATGACTCTGGAAATCAAGGAAGTATTGCAATCGGACATTTACCAAAATTTATTACAAGTGTAATTGTAATATGGAGAAAAACGCCCTTGAAAAAATTCAAGATCCAGTTGTCGAGAACCGTTACAATATGACGTCTACGTCCAAACAGTATCCTGCTCCTCAGCACGGAGGTCGTGTTCCAAACATCAATGATCCTGCTTTAAAAGATTTTGCGGCTCGTCCTTACAAGTTATACAAGGAAGGCCCAACCTTGTTCGGCCAAACTGACCGATTTGACGCAATCGGACACATTCACCAGGAAACTCCACTCAACACTGTCTTCTTTTCTCCCGATAACTTGGAAAAGTTACAACGTGACATCCACGACCAAGTCCTAAACATGAGCGGAGGTAAATACAACATTGACCGTCAGAACGATGACGATTTAAAGATCATTATGCGAAGTTACTACCTCACTTACGCCAAGAACAATCCTGCGGATGTAGCTAACGAATTATCGGATTTGAATAGTCGCGTTGTAGGTTACGCTTCGGCTCGTATTTACTCGGAAGTTGATTTCCATATGTTCTATCGCAAAGATTTGGAAGACTTTGCTCCTGCTATTGCCAACCCAATGAACCCACACGTTTACGGAACACGCACAGGAGAACTCAAATCGTTCTTTTAATTGCGGTATAAAGAATACACTTATTTTTAATTAGAGGGTAATGGAGACTTGTCAGTTTTACGACAGGATATACGGCAAACACGAAGGCAAGCTGTATATCTTTGAGCCAACATGGGAAACGTTTCGTCCAATCAAGTCGGTAGGTTGGGACGGCACGAAGTTCAGTGTAGATGACCGAATGTATAAGAAAAATCTGCTTAGTTATCATTATGGGTTCTCCAGCATCGAACAGAAATCTGTTTGTGAAACCCTGACTGAAGTAACTGAACTGGGAAACCAAAAAGAAATCAAGGATCCAGTAGAGTTCTGGAGATGGGCGGGAATAACTGATGCCGAATGGTTCAATGATCGTCCTTGTGTGTTTCTGAGTCCTTGCGTTGCTAAGAATTGGAGACCGTATTTGACTTATATTCATCAACGACCAAGAACATTAGGAAGAAAACCTCGTGGATCGCGCGTTACAAGGCGTTTAGTGCGTAAGTGAATATTGTATAAAAATGAAGGTCAACATCATTTCAAATTACAAGCCCAATACGGGATTAATGCAAGATACTGGTATTTTAAGAGGAATTTTATCGGCTGCATACGGGGAAAACGTTCAGATATTCAGAGTTCATTACATGCAACCTGAATGTGCCGAAGCAGATATGAATATATTTATGGAAGTCGTGAATCCCTCTCTTTTTTCGTATGCTGGAATGAACGTCTGGATCCCGAATCCCGAATGGACTCGCCAAACATGGATACCTTACATCCAACAATTTGACGAAATATGGGCCAAGACGCAGGAATGTTACGATATATTTTCAAAGTACACTCAAAAACTTAAATTGATTGGATGGACTTCAATAGACAAAGTTTGGAATCCGAATACCGATAAAAAGAACTTTTATAAAGCTGTGGTTCCGGTAGGAAAGAATTTATACCGCCATCCTAAACCTATTTTACAAGCTTACCAACGAATACTTAAGAATGATCCTGATGTGTTTCGCAAGTTACCAACTTTGAATATTGTATACTCCGAAAAAGATATTGAAATTTACGTTCCCGAAGATATACAGTCTAAAGTTGTGTTACATTCTAAAGTTCTGAAAGAGTCCGAATACGATGAACTTGTAAGAGATTGTGGCCTGTGTATTTGTTTATCTGCATGTGAAGGGTTCTGTCATGTTCTCAACGAATGTATGTCCGCAGGATGTAATTTACTTATTTCGCCAATAAGACCGTTCACTGAAGATTTGGTTGGACTGAATCGTCCTGGAGCTTTTTACACGGAACAACTGAAAAGTATAGACCATCCTGATTGTTTAGGTAAACTCATGGACGTCAAAGTTGAGTCTGTGATTGAAGCTCTAGAGAAGTATGTGGCTACCGAATACAAACAAAAACGCTGGGGATCAATTGTGATGCGCGAAACTTACGAAAAGAGACATAAAGTGTGGGTTGAATCTATGACTAAGATGTTGAAAGAAATACCAATTCCAAGTTACTGCTTGAAAGATACTATGCCAAAAGAAGATACGCTTCCTGATGTGTCTATTGTAACTATTACCAAAGATAGACGCAAGTTCATGCCTTTAGCTAAGTATTGTTACATGATCCAGTCGTATCCTGAAGACAAGTTGGAATGGGTGATTGTAGACGACGGCGATGACCCAATTGAAGATACGTTGATCGGAGTTCCGAATGTGAAATACGTGAAATGCGACAGAAAAATGACTATTGCAGAGAAGCGTAACTTAGGAGTTGAAAATGCGATGTACGATATTATTGCCATGATGGACGATGACGATGTGTATCCTAACAATTCAATTTTACAACGAACTGCGATGATGTTGAAAGAACCAAGTAAAGAATGTGGTTTCTGTACGACTATTCCGTGCTATGACATTACGAAATATACATCATTTATGAATGTCCCGCCTCTTAGTTTACCGCAATCAAAGAGAGTATCAGAAGCAACACTGATATTCACAAAGAAGTTCTGGGAAGAAAGGAAGTTTGAAGATAAAGTTCAAATTGCTGAGGGGGACACATTCATTCACGATCGTGAAAAAATGTGTAGGGAGTTGTCTCCCCAAGAGGTTATAGTTAGTTTAGTTCATCCTTTAAACACGAGCTCAAGAAAGGCACCGGAAATGGAGTCAAACGGCTGCCATTATGGCTTCAACGAGGATTTGTTTGCTTTGGTTTCTCAAATAGGCGAAGACTTAAAAAATCCCTCTAGTGCTTAGAAAACACCGAGGAATTTACGGGAATGACGACGGCTCTTGCGTCCGCTCTTGCGACGACGACGACCACCTTCAGTGCCGGCAACACCAGTACCTGGGGCTTCGGCTTCATCAGTGGCACCAGTGGCACCATCACCACCGCGCATCTTTAATCCCATTTTCTTTAACATTTTACGAACAGTGCGCTTCTTGACAAGACGAAGCTTCTTGTTAGAGCGACGACGACCACCAGTAGAGGCGGCAACAGGGGCGGCATTGGCGGCAGTTCCGTTTAAGGGTCCGGCGTTAGAGTATCCTTCCATTTTGTTTTATACTCTTTCTAGGAGAAATTCTTTAGGCCGAGCAGGAAAGACAGGGCTCAACAGTGAATTTCTGGGCCGACGACGCGCCTTTGGTTCGTAAATAATAACATCCAGTTTTCAATCCTTGTTTCCAAGCGTACATATGCATGGACGTTATCTTAGCATACGTGGGTTCGGCAAGGAACAAGTTGAGGGACTGCGATTGGCAAATGAACGGAGCGCGATCTCTAGCCATATTAATGAGAGTCTTCTGAGGTATTTCCCAAGCGGTTTTGTAAAGGTCTTGTAGATCCTTAGGTATTCCGTCAATTCCTTGGATGCTTCCATTATTGGCAATAATTTGCACGCGAATATCTGAAGTCCAAAGTCCCAACTTAACCAAATCTTCTACCAAGTACTTGTTTACAACCATAAAGTCTCCGGCCAGTACACGACGAGTGTATAAGTTTGAAGTAAATGGTTCAAAGCATTCGTTGTTTCCAAGAATTTGGGAAGTAGAAGCGGTAGGCATAGGAGCTACTAATAACGAGTTACGAACACCGTACTTCAAAACATCTTGTCTTAAATTATCCCAATCAAGTTCTTCTGAAGGTTTAACGTTCCATAAATCAAATTGGAACTTTCCTTCAGACATTGGCGAACCTTCAAATGTCGGATAATGTCCTGGAACCAAATTAATGTTTCTCCAACAGTCTTCAGTTTTCGAGTAAGCGCGTATAACACTTGCCTTACAAGCACCGTAATAAATATGTTCGAAGATATCGCGATTCAATTTTTGTGCTTCTTCGGAAGTCCAAGGTAATCTCAATATCGCAAACACATCTGCCAATCCTTGAACTCCAATTCCAATTGGACGATGACGTAAATTAGAATTACGTGTTTCCTCTGTAGGATAGAAGTTCTTATCGATAACGATATCCAAGTTATTGGCTAGTATTCGCGTATACTCCACCAACTTATCAAAGTCAAAGCGTCCGTCTTCAATAAATTTAGGCAAGGCAAGAGATCCTAAGTTACATACAGCGGTTTCATCGGAAGATGAATACTCGATGATTTCCGTACATAAATTAGAACTCTTGATTGTTCCTAAATTTTGTTGGTTGGATTTAGAGTTTGCCGCGTCCTTGTAGCAGAGGTAAGGCGTTCCAGTTTGGATTTGAGCGTCCAAGATCATTTGCCAGAGCTTTTGTGCGGGAATGGTTTTGCGACCACGATCGCGGCGTTCATAGTAGGCATAAAGATCTTCAAAGGCAGGTCCCCAAAGTTCGTCTAGTCCAGGACATTCGTTAGGACACATCAGCGTCCAGTGCATGTTGAGTTCAACTCGTTTCATGAAGAGATCAGGAATCCACAGACCATAAAACAAGTCACGTGCGCGGTCTTCTTCTGCTCCTTGGTTCAACTTCAAACGAAGAAAGTCTTCGATATCGGCATGCCATGGTTCCAAATAAATTGCGAATGAACCGTTACGTCTTCCGCCTTGGTTCACGTACTTGGCCGTGTCGTTGAACACTTTAAGCATGGGAACTATACCTGTAGATTCGCCGTTGGTTCCGTTGATTCTAGATCCGCGTGCGCGAATGTTATGGATAGAAAGACCAATTCCTCCAGCCCATTTCGAGATTTGCGCGCAATCGCCAAGAGTCTTGTAAATTCCCTTGATTGAATCGTCGTTCATTTGGACCAGGAAACAGCTGGATAATTGTTGAGTATTGGTTCCTGCGTTATACAATGTTGGAGTCGCATGAATAAAGTATCCTAAAGAAAGTGCGTCATAAGATTCTTTTACTTTTTCGTAGTTTTCGCCATGTAAGCAAATAGCTACGCGCATCCACATATGTTGTGGTCGTTCCCAAATACGTCCATCTTTTCTTCTCAATAAATAACCTTTTTCTAAAGTTTTAAATCCAAAGTAATCAAACATGAAATCTCTTGAATAATCAATCATTTCTTCAAACTTTGGTTCCATATCATTTTTGTAGCGATCTTTAATAGCATTTTTGTAGTATTCTTCATTCACAATTCCATCATTATACAGAACCATTGCTGAGTCAGCAAGTGTTTGAGGACTTATTTTTTGGTGATTGTCAATAAGAATTCGAGCTGCCAACTTTCCGTAATTTGGATGGTATCTGGACTGCATCATCGCACACGTTTCCGCGGCGAATTCGTCTAGTTTAGAAGTCAACATTCCATCAACTAATTGGTTACAAACCTTTTGTGCGACTAAATCTGGATTCACATGATCCAACCCATCCGACATTTTTCGTATGCGTTGGAGAATTTCATCAAATGATACTGGAACACGGTCACCGTTGCGTTTTGTTACATATAAATGGTCTGTCATCTTGTATGCCATCTTAATATATTATACACCTCAATTCGTTTTTATGAAGACGACGTTAGTTTTACGGATATGTGCATGGATTCCAGTTCACGAACAAGTAAGCCAAGTGTGTATGGCGCCTCAATGACCTTACCTTGTAAATCAGCAGTGGAATCCAAGTACCCAGTTTCAGGTTGAAATAAAATTTCGGTCTTGTCTGAGCGTTCCATCATGCTTTCATTCAAAAACTTTGATGTGCCATGGGACAACAAACAATCGCGTTCCATTTCACCTATTCTGAGACCTCCATCATTTGCTCGGCCTTCAACAGGTTGGTGTGTCAACAACTTGACTTTGCCTGTGTCTCGGTAATTGATTTTATCTTCCACCATCAACTTGGAACGTGTGTAGTATGTGGGGCCCATAAAGATTTCGGAATCCATCATTTCTCCCGTTTGGCCGTTATACAGAATCTCGTGGCCGTAAGGATGGTACCCTAACTTCTTGAGAACGTCGCGCATATCTTCTACTTTATGTTGACCTGAAAAGGCAGTAGAATCCACCAATGATCCAACCGTGACTCCAACTTTCGTAGCTATAGTTTCAATGAACTGGCCGATAGTCATGCGTGAAGGAAACGCGTGAGGATTCACAATTAAATCAGGTCGTTGGCCGGTTGAAGTATAAGGCATATCTTCTTCATCTAGAATGAACCCACACGTTCCTTTCTGACCGTGACGTGACGCAAACTTGTCTCCCAAAATAGGAACACGAGATTCGGCTATACGAATTTTAACTCCACGTAATCCGTCGGATGTTATGTACCTATACACTGCGTCCACTATCCCCGTTTGTGATCGTTTAGGTTTAACAGACGAATCTTTGTATCCCACAATTTGTCCTGCGTGGGTTATTGGTGTCAGCATTCCTACCAATACCGTTTTATCGTCAACTTCTCTGCCTTGAATAATGATTCCGTCTCCGTCCAAATGATCGTAATTCAATCCTGCTTGGCGACTTACGGTTTCGCGATACTTGGGATCTGTAGCTACAGCTGCGATTTCCGTTGATTTCATGATGATAATACTGTTTTCCTTGAACCCTTTTTCCAGTGCCTTTTCTTGGATGTCGTAAGTATGGTAATAAGTTGTGTGGAACATTCCTCGTTTCATTGCTGACCCGTTCAGTATAATTGAATCTTCCTGGTTGTATCCCGAGTAAAATGCGATTGCCACCATACTGTTTTCTCCGTATGTCAAGCACCCGTCTCTTCCAAACACGTGACGAGCAGTCCATGTTTGAGACAAAGGTTGTTGCCCGTTGTTCAAAATAGAAGCTAACGTGTCAAATCGTTTATTGAAGGCCGTGCTGTACCACGAACAAGCTTGGCGGACCTGAGAACAACCTAACATATTACGAGGAGCCTGATTGAAATCCGAATGTGGAACTACGCTGGCCGAAGGAGAGAAAATAGTGATGCCGTGGATCTCAGATAACTGGATATCGGAGAACGGAGCGAAACTTACACGCAAAGCTTCAGTTTCTTGTGGATCAACGAATTCTAAGATTTTAGAGTCCATTTCGTTCCATTTCTTGATACGTTTGACAAGTTCAGGTTTGATTCCTTCTCTGAAAAGTGGTCTTGAAACTCGTCCTGCGTCAGTAGAAATAAAGTATTGGTTACGAAGAACGTCCCAGTAAAGCGAAATAAATTTATTGATTTTACGGTCTCTGCGTTCCACCATCATTTCGTAATGAAACTCGTTGGTGTTTTCTGTGAATACACCCACCAAATCGGAATTCACAAACACTTTGGTCCATATTGGACTCCATTTTGAAGGATGGATCAACTCAATTGGTTTGAACGACTTGAATTTGGTGACGTAAGGAATAATTGAAGCAGAAGGTGTAGCTGTTGTAATTTGAGTAAACATAGCCAAAGTCTTAATCATACCGATATTATGACCGTCAGGGTTGTCTGTAGGGCACAAGAACCCCCATGAACTTCCGTGTAATCTGCGTGCTTCCAAAGATTTAGTGTTTTTATCCATCTGTAAATTCACACGTCTCAATGCAGTCAATGTATCCAAATACGAAGTTCGTTTCAGTTCCTGCGAAACTCCGTCTTTTCCTCCCCATTTTCCCTTGAACGATTTCTCGAATTCCTGGAGAAACAAGTAAGACCTCCAGTATCGTCTAGTTAATTTAGCGGCATCGGGAATCAAGTTCTTGATTTTCTTTGCTGCGTAAGTCACAGGTTCGTAAGTCACTCTCTGATCCATGCTAAGTAACATTTCTTTGGATGCCTGAGTATACACATCGCGAAACAGTTCAAAGCATAAATCTCCAGCTGCGTATAACCTTTTGTATCTGTAATGGTCTCTGTCGCTCTTGGGGGAAATGCCGATAGCTACTTCCATACACATTTTTGTCATGTATCCCAAAAGGTAAGCTTTTCGGCGGTACAGAGACCCGGTACTTTCATCTGGACGTAATTCGCAATGTGAAAAGAGATCGTTGTATAAGTTCAAGTATACTGCTGCTTGTGTATGTCTTCGGCACTGGCGAACTAATACAAGTAAATTTGGGTCTTGGTCCTTGTCTTCTTCCTTTGCGATTTCTTGTTTCAAGTAAATCTGGTGGCTCATAGACATTTCAGAAAATAGTTCATCGTATAATGTCCGTTCTTGGTCGGGGACACCGCAAAGAATAGTATCGTAAATATCTTTATCGTTGGTAACTCCCAGAGCGTAAAATACACTGAATAAAGGAACAGCGTCTGCAAATCCGGGAATTTGGATGACAGCTAGTCGCTTATTATAAAAATCAGCAAGGTTCGGATGTTTACGTAAAGAATCCGGATCATCGGGTTTCAAGTTCTTAGGAGGAATAATCATGAAATGGTAGAATGGTCCTCGTGTTCCCGTTTCGTTGATGGTTCGGATTCCTGCTACGTATTCGTAATCTTCTCCCTTGGTAGCCTTATCGATTTTATTTGTTGTTTTCTCAGGTTCAACTTGACCTACAGGAACAATACTTGCTTGCGGTTTAGGTTTACGTCTCGAGGCATAGAACATATTATCGCTCAACTTCTCTTGCGTCAACAGCGTCTTTTCAGATCCTGAAATGATAAAGTATCCTCCTAATTCAAATTTACATTCGCCGCAAGCGTATAACTCATCGGAGTTCATGGGAGATAGATGGCATAACGAGCTCTTCAACATCAAAGGGATCTTTGCTAACATAACATCGTCAAACGAAACTGTTTCGCGGTCCTTTTCTCCGAAAATATAGTCAATATCTACAGTTCCTCTCAACTCAAAAGAGTAAGTCTTGTTATCTAATCGGCAAGTATGAGGTAAAACAGCGTTTCCGTCTTCGTCTGTAGATGGACGGTAAGTCAATTTACTTCCGTCGTGACCTCCAATAAACACTTCAATTCGTCGTCCCTCCAATGCCAAGGACAGAGGGTTCTTTTCTTTGATGTAGGCTGGAATCTTGATATTCACTAAATCAGCAAATGAATCAAGGTGGTGTCTTACTAAAGGATTTGGAACATCATTAAAAAATGTGTCTATGACATGCCTTGCGACTTCCATTACTTTCTCAACAGAAAAACAAGAATGAACTCATACGACATATTTACGACCGTCATTGCAACGGCATTGTTCACAGTTATACTTTTGGCTGTATACAAGTACGTATTGAATCCCAGCATGGTGATCCAAACCCAAATAAATAAATGTCCGGACTTATGGACTTACGATGGAAAGATGTGTGTTCCTCAATACGAAACCCAGTGCTCTGCGTTTGACCCAGACGCTCCTACATTACAAACCGACGCAGCTAAATGTAACACGGCACATACTTGCGGAACTTCATGGTCGGGATATTGCCCTTAAATAATTTAATACCAAGCTTAATTAGTAGGATAATGTATTCCGAAGTTTTCAGGCCTACAACACTAGATGACGTTATAGGATACGCTGAAGAGAAAGAAGCTTTACGGAAATACCTCCAGTCGGGGAACTTCCATAAATGTATTATGCTTACAGGACCACCTGGAATCGGAAAGACGACATTAGCCTTAGCATCGGCCCGAAGTCTAGGATTTGATCCTTTGGAAATCAATGCCTCACGAGCTATCCGGTCATTTGAAGACGTTGAAAAAATCAAGGACGCATGTAGATCTGCGGTAAATATTCATTCGTTCATAAGAGGAGATATATCTAGAAAGACTTGTGTTATTCTGGACGAAGTAGATGGATCGGATCCTCATGCGCAAAACAAGATCGTAGAATGGATCAAGGACACAAACCGTAAAGTTCCGATTCTGTGTACTGGAAACGAGTTACCTACCATCTTCAAACGAAACGCAGAGTATATAGATATTTTGAGATGTTTTCCGCCTAGAGCTTCAGATTTACAATCGTTCTTTCCTAAACACGACGTCCAAACTCTTATGCGAGAATGTAACCATGACGTCCGAAGAATGTTACACCGAATGCAGTATGGGGAGTCGTACATTATTCCGAAGTATTTGGCTCCTGCGACAGGACTTCCGGTAGAGCAGATGTTTGTGATGAGGCAGGCGATGTTTGGTCTTGGGGACCCGTTTCACGAATATCGTGGCGACAGACCGGACATCGGACACTCATTGAAAACCACTGGCGGATACAAGAACGATGATACTCGTGGTGACAAGAAATCAACCTTACCCCTCCAGAAGAAATCGGTTCCTGACAAATCGCGCAAGGAGAAGAAGCAGAAGAAATAGGTTCTAACGTAGAATTGATTTGTTGAATTGAAGGAGCTACAACAACTGGTTCAGAAAAAGAATGATCTGTAGCAGATACAGTTAATATAGTATTTGCTAAAGTATTGTAAAAATTTGAAGTCAGTGTACGGTTACATATTTCAATAAGATAAGCCTCGTTATTCAAGTATCTGGTAATTAAGTTACTTCTTGCAGAGTAGTCAATTAACCGAATACTTTCAGCTGATAAAAACTCATCTCTTGCTTCGGCAATTGCAATTAAAAATCTTAATACTTCACGATCCATTACCGTTCATACACTTCTTGCGTTTAAAAGAAAAATCAGTAGTCGGGAACGTGTTGTTCCCCACACTTCAAACATTCATAACATTTACGTTCAATTAGGTCTCCTTTTGACATAATTTGCCAAGTTCTAATTAATTTCCACAGCGTCGTGTCTTCAAGCCTATACCGATTTTGTTCACACATATTGTATAGTTAATTCGTGTACAACTTAAATTAGTTATCTTCTTCGCTAATATTTCTATCTTTACGAACAACTGCGTGTCTTAAGAAGAATACTGGTTTATTGTTTTCGTAACCAACATAAATACGAGAAATTGTATCTCCTGCTTTTGCTGTAGTCCATCCTTCTCCCCAATATGCCATACTTTCTCCTCCAACTGCTTGTCGTATTTCAGAAGCTGCATATTCTTGGCTTGTTTTTCCAATAGAACATATATACCTGCCTTTTACGTTTTTATTAGGTTCTTGCAAACGAGCATGTACATTTGGATATGTTGATTTCCAAAATTTAGTAAGTTCATCCATGGATTCAAATTCGTCTAGAATGGATTTTGTAACATCTTCACATTTAGGTAAACCTATTGCTTCAATATTTTTAACATGTTCAATTGAAAACATAGTTGGTTCTATAGATATCAATCTACCATCCTTTTTAATAAAACCTGATGATCGGTATGAATTAAGTCCATATGGATCATTATACGATTTCTCATACTCCTGTACTGCTCTTATTGAAGTTCTATGTGGACCTGTTTTGTGACCTTTTTCAATGTCACTGCGCCAGTATCCGGTCATTCTTCCACTCAAACCTTGAATCTGTACATTATTATCTACAATTTTCGTGTAGAGTTCATGTGTAGCTCCAATACGAAGTTTCCAACGATTAGGAATAAGGTTTGCTCTGCGAAAGAAACCTTTCACACCAAGAACAATATGTTGAGTTAATGGTTCTTTGAAGAATTCTTTAATTTCACTATCAGAAAGACGATCTGCCGATGTATGATTTTTAAATTCAACGCCCTTTTGGATACATGCGTTCTGTACCACATTAACAATCTTTTCGTTAAGGCGAACAATATGAACTCTGTAATCATTTCCATAGTTATTTAAAACATCTTCTTGAAGCCATTTATCAGCATTCAGTATTTTTGTAGAATTACATGTCTCCATTTTTTCTTCAAGATTTTCATCTTTTAAGTTATGGTCTTTTTTCATGTGCTTCTTTAATTCACTAGTTATATGTGTTTCAAATTTACAATCATTTAAATTGCACGTGTAAGTATATTCATCAAGTGGATAAAACTCTTTTATAATACCTTTTTCTAAGAAATCCTTATGTCCAATGTAAGATTCTGGAATAGTCATTTTATAGAGGTTGTGTAAATCTCCCCATCTATAAAGTTGATAAAGTTCTTTAATCATCGTAGCACTTATGAATACAAATCTGTTATTATGTTCCTTCATGTTTTTAACATCCAATAAACCAGCTTCTTTCAAAATTCCATGTAGTTTTTGAAACTGTTTATCACCAGTATCAATTTCATCAATAATGATAAGAGAATTGCATAAATTTATGAGATCTGCTTTTTGAAGTTGTCCATGATGAAAGATTTTCTCTTTAAAGCAACCAGGTGCTTTATCTTTCATATCTTTTTCCCATCCGGCATTGCTCATACCTGTAATAATTCTTACATTTGCTAAATTTACTATAAAACTATCATCAATGTGAGTTGTCATAAGTTTGGCAATTTCAATCATAAGACCATCTGCTCCAACCTTTGTTTTCTTTTGAATACTAACAACACGTCGGTTGTTTTTGTAGAATTCATCTACAATTTTGATTGCATCTTCCATTTGATTAGCATAAATGTATTCGGCGGTTGCCTTATCGTCTCCTTCAAGAAACAAACGACGGTTTGTTGCTTTGGCTGAGTTGTATGATTGCAATACATCTTCGCGTGTTGCAGAAATTAATTCTTTCAATTCTTCTTCACAAATAGGAATAGAAGACATTTTTCAATTTATTACCGTTAAAAAAGTTTAAAGTCTTAAATCCGTTTTTATTACCGTTTCAGGAAAGCGTCCATTGGTCCTCTTTTATGTTTAGTGAGATACGATGCGCCCATAAACAGAATTGAATCTAAATCTTTTTCTTTCATTTTCAGTACTTTTAAAGTTGCTTCTTCTTCGTCCAAACCGTCTTCGCGATACTCTTCATAGAGACCTTCGTAATCTTTCTTCTTGTATCCATCCAACTGTTCTATTGCCAGAGCAAACAACTGAGCTACAGGATTCTGGACTTGGTTGGTAATATAAAATTCAACATCAGGTTTCAGACCTTTTTCTCTAACATAGTCCACATGTTCAATTTTATCACCCTGCTTCTTTTTGTCTTTACGGTTATCGACGTAAATGAAAGCTAAACGATCACCTACTTGTGGTGCGTTTCCTGCGTCCCGTTCTTCCATTCGGTCTGCTAATACGCGATGAGCTATTTGGTCTGGATTCTTGTAATCGTCTCTCAGCTGTTTCGTAATCACAAACTTATCTAACGGAAACTCGTTCTTCATCAGTTTCACCAACATATCTTTCACCAACTTTTCTGCTACTTTGATATTACGTTCTTCTAGCAGAGAATCCAGCGCTCCACCGAAAATATCTTTCACAATTGGGGCATTGTCTCGGCGTTTCAGAGCTATACCCATAGTTTTGCGTTTAGGTTTACCGTTTGGATCGTCCTCATACATCATTCCCACGTATCGTTTACGACAGAACAGAATGAAAGGGTAGAACGTCTTTTCGTATTCTATTCTGTAAGGTTTACGGCATAACGAAGTGATTCGGTCTGCTGCCTTCTTTCCCAACTCTATACTTTCTGCCAAATCTTTGGTCTGGAACTTGATGAATATAGAATCTGTGTCTCCATACACTACTTCTCCTCCAAACTCTGTTTCCACCACATTCTTTGCGTCTATGATTCGTTGTCTTCCTGCAGCCGTAGTACATGCCGCTACTTCGAGTTTTCGGATAGCCGAAGTTCTAGAACCACATTGACCATACACTGAATTGGCTACAACTTTATAAGCCAATTGAAGACCATTCAATACCGATTTCTGTGCGTCATCGTCAGTTTTCTCAATCAACTTACGAGTTTCCTTGCGTTTCTTAAGCAGTAAATCCAAAGTCAAGGGAAGAACTCCAACTGTTCGTGGATCACTGTTTGGCTGAACGAATCCACAAACCATTCGTCCTACTGGATTCTTGGCATCGTCAAATAAATCGTAACTTATTTCGTCAATCTTGAACCCTTTATCTGTGATTTTGGAGGTGTCAATTTTTTCGCCCAATAACTTGCCTGCCGAGTTGTATCTTTTGGTATACACCAAAGTATCAGGAGATAAATTGAAGGCAATCATATTCGAAGGATACAATGAGTTAAAATCAAGAACCGGTATCGGTTGATCTAGATACATTCCAATCTTGGGAGGCAATACAATTGCACCTTCATAAGACGTATCTTCTTCTGTTCCATGTTGCGTCATAATGATTTGGTGACGTTTGGAAGCATAATAAACTACAGCTGAATAAATCTTGATTCCCTGTCCTCTTAGAAAGATGTACTGTATTGGAACACGACACACATCAGACATACCACGTGCGTTCACAATCGTATCTAGTTTAGCCATCAAAGTTAATACTAAATCGCAATCTTGAATACAGTATTTCGCAATTGTTGCTCTTTGGTCTGGCGTTCCTCGATGCGATTCAAACATATCTTTGGCCGTAGTATCGTCTTTACAGAACGACCATTCTAGTTTAGATATTTCGTCTTCATTCAAATCGTTCAGGATTTGTTCGGTTGTTCTTACGATAAACCATTTTGCTTCTTTTTCCACTACTTGAAACTTTTCGCCTTCGCGGTAAGGATTCAAAGTATTCGTAACAACATCAAATCTTACCAAGTTTCCTGCAAACAGTCCACGTGTGGTTTTCGTATGCACCTTGATATTTAGTTCATCCAATCGTTCAATTTTTGTTACTTTGTCTCTGAGAAAAGTCGAAGCTACACTATCTAATTTATAAGAGTCCAAGTTCTGTTCGCGTCTTACAGACAGCAATAAATCAATAGATAATCTGCCTGGAACCTCAAGGTATCTCACTGCGTATTTCCCACTCGCCAACTCAAACGTCTTCTTTTCAGTTGAAGCATAAATGGTTCTATCTCTAGTTTTCCATTCAGGAATATTAGTTCTTCCAATTTTGAATTCAAGTTTATGAAACTCAGCACGATCTGCAATATACGAATCATCAAATCCAAACGTATTGTATCCTGCGATAATATCTGGATTCTCAAACTGAATACATTTCTGAAATTGGTCCAATAAATGTTTCTCGTTCTTACAACTTATGAATTTCACACTTGGATCAGCAGAAGGACTACAAGTTCCAGATACGAAGACGTATCTCAAATGCGATTTCAGTAAATCGTCAGTATACCGAAAACTTACCCCAATTTGAATAATTTCGTCTTCTGGATTTGAAGATACTGGAAAGTTTCCTGACGCAGAATAGGTTTCTATATCGTAAGCTGCGACGTACAAAGGAACATTCGCTTCAAGTTTGGGAGTGATTTCTTTATACTCAACCACAAACGATACATCTACGTTTTCGTCATCTTCAGGATCACACTCATCTGCTTCAAATTCTATTGGCGAGGCAGGAGACACATCAAGTTCGTGAAACAGTCTGATGAACGGAGGTAAATCGCATTCGTAAATATCTTCCAATGCTATTTTGCGTTCTCCTATCTTCATACCATTTTTTAGAGCTCTTGAAACAGATTTGAACTGCCAAATTGCGGGGAACGATAACTTCCATACTTTGATGGGTTCCAAACACGAGAATCCGCGCATGGCATCCAACTTCAATTCATGCGTAATTCGCATATCCTTCAAACTTCTACATTCTTTTTCAATTGCAAATCTAAGTTGTTCCGCTTTTTCGCCTTCTGATCGCAAGTAAAAGTAAGGTCTGAATCCAGTAAGCCTGACCTTTGCGACTCTATCGTCATCAAGTCTACCAAACACATCTACTACATACTTAACGTCATAATTAACCTTAATATCTGTCTCCAGCCAATCGTTCGGTTGAAGGACCGGCATTCTATTATTCTAAGCGTTGTTCTCTTAAGTTATATTCGTTTTTATAGAACAAGGAATGTCATCAAACTTTGGATTGCCATTTATGTATGCCAACACTCGTCAAGGCGAAGCTGCTCGCGACGTCCAAAAGAACGAAGACGGCAAGTACCGCATGGAAAACGCTGCACCCTCGGGA